GTCAAGATTTCTGTGTTAGTTAGATCCCATAGATCATTCAATCTCCACTGATACCTAACATCAAATAAGTTAGTTACATTTTTAGATACAAATGGGAATACTTTAATAACACTAGTGATATGCTCAGGCATTTTCACATAGTTGTTTTGCTCTAGGTAATCAACAGCGAGAGCATTAGAAGTACCAGATGCTATCGTAGTGGTAGTATCAGTTACCATGTTATCACGCATGGCTTCGCTCCACTTAATCTTTACGTGGGTTCTGATGTATCCATCACTGTTTCTTTCATTATAAAATTGGATAGCATCATCCACTAGATCATCTATCTGATCATCTTCGATGTTTATTTCAAGGACAGGAGCACCGTTTTGACGTAGTGCATAATCTATAAGTCCTTGCCTTGTTGAAGCTTTAGCCATGTTAGGTAGGATTAACGTTGAATCTAATTCTTACATAATATGTAGTGTTAGCACTAAGGTTAACAGCACTTGGCAGTATATATTGTGTCAAGTTTGTTGAGTTACCTAGAGACTGATGAACAATATTTGCAAATGTATTTGCAGGTGAGAACTGCCAATCACTAGATGAATGCTGATATCCACTCTTCATTGCAATAGGATCAACAACAATTGTTGGGTTAAATGCAGGTGTTATTGTTTGAATATCTGGTTGGTCAACAAGTGGAGTGGAGAAACTTACTGCCGATGTATATGCACTTTCTAGTCCATTGTTATCCCTAAACTTAACTTGCACAGAATATGTTTTATCAAATTCTAGAGTACCACTTGGTACAGTAAAGGTTGTTAAATTACCAGTATCACCATTTACAAATGTGTTAGTTGTATCATACACAGTCACGTTGTCCACAACTCTTCTTATTCTCCAGAAAGTAGAGAAGTGAGTTGATCCTGCATACTCAGAAACATATGCTGAAGTGGTAATAACAGGTTGTCTAGAAAGAGTTTTGTTAGTATCAGTATCAATAAATGGAGCTACAGATGTAGGTGCAGATACAAACTCTGATTCGTTAACAGTTAATGTAGCAGCATTTGATGTAACTGTAGTTGCTGCAGCATTAGTTAGTACACAACGGAATTGTTCTGAAGGAGTTGTTGGATAAGTTGTTGTAGGTGTTGTATATGTTGATGAGTTTGCACCAGAGATAGCATTGAAATTGAGACCATTATCAGTTGACTTCTCCCATTGATATGATATTACATCACTGGTTATTGTTGCTCCAATATTAAATGTTGCAGTGCCACCTTCAATAACAGCCTGTGACTGTGGTTGAGTTTGGATACTGATAACACGTAGAACAGTTAATACTGCAAAGTTAGAAGTTAGAGATCCTGCTGATCCAACCAAAGAAACAATACAACGATAACGATCAGCACCATCAGTTGCATACACCAATGTTGGTGTAGTATATGATGCAGATGTTGCACCTCCAACATTTACCCAGTTCGCACCACCATCATCAGATCTTTCCCACTGATAAGTTGGTACACCACTACTTGTAGATGCAGTCACAGCAAAGGTTGCAGTTCCACCTTCATTAGCAGTTGCGTTTGATGGATTTGATGTAATAGAGAATGTTCTTTGAACTGTAAGAGTTACAGCGTTAGTTGTAGCTGGAGTAGATGCACCGATTGCGTTAATAATACAACGATACTGATCGTTATTATCAACAGCATATGTTAACCCACCAGTTGTATAAGATGCAGATGTTGCTCCCCCAATGGTAGTAAAGGAAACACCATCATCAGATTTTTCCCACTGATATGTTACTGAAGGTTCATGTGATGATTGTCCTTCGGCACCACCACCTCCACCACTACTAGGAGTGGCAAATTGTTCTATGTCAAATGAAGACGATGCAGCATTACCACCCACAGGTGACATGGTAACACCACCTAAACATGTAAATGTTGCTGTAGCAGTTTCATTAACTGTTTGGTCAGTTGGTTGAGTTGATACAACAACTGTTACAGTTTCGATCTGTAATGTAGCAGCATTCGATGGTATAGTTGTTGCACCAGGACATGAAAGTAAACAGCGATATTGATATTCATCTTCCGTTGTACTTAATGTAGCAGTAGTATATGTTGAAGTAGTACCACCAGTACCAGTAGAAACATTAGACCATGAAGCACCATTTGTAATGGATATTTGCCACTGGTATGTAATATCTCCTGCATCACTATCTGATGTAGTAGCAGCAACACCGAAGGATACTGTTCCTCCAACTGCACCAGTTACATTTACTGGTTGTGCTGTGATGTTAATAGTTCTCTGTATTAATGCTCTTGCAGTACTACTAATAACTTCACTTGCACCAGTTGCATTTAGTTTGCATTGGTAGTAGTCACCGTAGTCGGCATCATAAGTTGTAGAACCAGTAGTATAAGTTGCACTAGTAGCACCACCTATAGTTGAAAAAGTTACGCCATCATTATTTTCTGACTTCTCCCACTGATATGTAATAGAAGCACCATCTAAAGTAGCTCCAGCAACAGTAAAGGATGCAGTCGCAGGAGCTATAGGATTAGAATCGGTTGGTTGGTTACTAATAGTAATAACTCGGAATACTGTTAGTGTAACTGCATTAGTGTATGACGGTGCAACAGAAGTACTAGTTTCTAACTTACAACGGAATTGATAAGAGTTCTTAGCATAGTCATCATCCACAGTTAGTGTGTTTGTAGTTGCTCCACTATATCCACCAGCATTAGCAACGTTAGACCAACCTGCACCACCGTTAGTAGATACTTCCCATTGGAATAATATTGTAGATCCATCGGAACTAGTACCTGCAACAGGACCAAATGTAGCAGTATTACTAGAACCTGCTTCAACACTTTGATTGCTTGGTTGTCCAGTTACAGTAACAAGAACACCAGTTCCTGTTGTTGTGAACGCATATGACCTTGAATTTCCTGTTATATTTTCAGTAACAGTAAAGTTAAATGTTGTATCTAGATAATCTGAAGTTACTGTTCCACTTAAAAGACCTGTCGATGTATCTAAACCTAATCCAGATGCAGCAATAGAATCACCACTTAATGTATACTGTTCAAAGGTTGGTTCACTTGCAAAAGTTTGTCCCGATAATCCAAGATCGACACTTACACTAGCACCATTAGCATACGTTGCTATTGTACCAGCCGCAGTTGTCCAAGTAACGCTAGTGTCAACATATGGGAAAAAGATACCACGTTTTGTGGTTATCGAAGAACCAGTTGCATCATATTTGAAATCAACACCACTATCTACTGGATAGTATATTACATTAGTATATGTACCACTACCCGCAGCTTCTTGTGTATCTGTCTGAGATCTTAATTGAGTAGATGTAGAAACAACACCATCAATACTTTCATGAGTTTTTGATTCAGGATCTATCAATGCCAAGTAGTTTCCACTACCACCACCTGTAGTACCTGCAGTAGCATTAGAACTATTTTGTACAGTGATAGTATTATTAACAGCACTTTCTGCTTGAATAGTTAACCATCCACTTTGTGATAATGCAGCAATGTCAATACCACCAACTGTCAAACTACCTGTTGACCCAGAAGTTCTTAACTGGCATTTCTTACCAACATTATTGAGAAAATGTGATGCGTCAGCTGGATCAAATTTTATAATAAGGAAAGCAGATCCATTGGAAGTTTCAAATGGATTATCAATTAATCTCCTATCATCAATACTATTAGTAGGATAATATGCTACAGCACCTCTGGTTATATCTCCTGTAGATCCAGTTGTTCTAACAAATTCCTTGGCAAGACCAGGTAAGTTGTTTGTGCTTAAAGTATATCCATTCTTTCCAGCCCAAGCAGCCATGATACCTGTCACGATAGGACCTGAGAATGATGTACCTGCAATAGTCTGATAGTTTGTTGTATTATTATATGGAGTATTTGCAGTCCAATCATATGCTGGTGTAAGAATTCTAGCACCTGGTGCTACTGTAGTTACGCCATTACCATAGTTAGAGAAGTCTGCCCACCTATCATTATATTCTGTAGCACCAACAGATATCTTATTCTGGTTTGTATCTACGTTGTTAATACCACCTGTAGAGTTATCTGAGTAACCAGCAGTTCTAGTACCTGCAATACACTTACCAACTATAGGACCTGCGAATTGATCACTACTATTCTTGAAACCATTACCAGCTGACCTGACTACAATAATGTTCTTTGTTCCAGCTATTGTACCTTCAATATCATCTAGGATCTCCTCGTCAGTACCACTGTCATCTCCAGAATCATTTAACTCAACATAAGGATATGTCTGTGAGGGAATGGTAGGACCGAATGATGAATTGATTATAGCTGGGCGATTATTGCCCTTGTAATTACCATTACCACTATCATTATGATCTATAACTGCCTGATAAGCACCTAGTATATCACTATAACTTCCTGACAAACTACTGTTAAAACACTTCAGTGCATATATCTTTGCCTTCCTACTTATCCCAGCTGTTCTCCCAGCTGCAAGTATTGCACAATATGTACCGTGTCCATTGTCATCTTCGTTAGTACTATATGGACTTGTATATCCAGTAACCTCATATACTCTATAGTTCTGTTGCTCCGACAGTCCGTTCAGGTCGGTTACAAAGTCTGGATCATATAGTTCAGGATGAAGAGCAGCGTTGTTGCCAGTTGGTCTACTTGCTCCACGAACACCTGTATCAAGTACATATATATCAACCCCATCAGCTGATTCATTGTAACTAAAAGTATTGTTTAAATATTGCCTGTCTTGTTTTGAAACTCTATCTAAGTGCCAATAGTCATGTACGTTAATTGTACCAAACCTATCTGGAGATACATTATACCTACCCATTCCAGAATGAACTGTACAATAGAAATATAGTACAGATGGTGTGTTTGCACCAATGACTATTTGTGTTTGACCATTTGTACCTGGTGTTCCTGTAGCAGTAACACCTGTAGTCATTTCAGTACCACCACTGGTATGTGTACCATCTGGAGTTAAAGAAAATCTTAATGGATGGTTCTGGTTTGATACATCAGATTGATCAAATATGTATGTTGCACCTTGTACAAAACCAGTTTGGTTATTAAATCTTGAATATGTACCGCCAGAACTTGATGAGAATGTATAGAAATTACTACCACCTATATTTTGAACCTTTACATATATTGTACCTGTACCACTTCCTGTTAAGTTTCTAGTGTTTGAAGATACGTTTGTTTCACCACTATTATTTACTTCTATAGATCCACTAGTAGAAACTTGTAAAGCACCAGTATCTACTGGATCGCATGAGAACTTTGCTTCGTCCCATGTGACTTTTTTAACAACCGATAAAGCTCTTAACTTTTCGATCATCCCATCAGCATACTTTTCTGGGCAATCAAAAGTTATTATTGAAAAACTTCTATAGGATGCAACATATGTTAAGTAACCATATACGTTTAAGATACCCGCAGTAGCAGAATCCAAACTATATCCTTTAGCTACACTGACGACTACACGCTTCATTCTAATTTGGCACTATTATCCTTCAGATCTATTTAGCCCAAATCCTATACGCAAAAAAATACCCGAAAAATTTTTTCGGGTTATTTGGAATCAAAAAGTCAATTTTGTATTTAGACTTTATTAGTCTCTGTTAATTTGAGATACTTTTGTATGTCCTCACTCTGCTGTGGTATCATCTTTTCTACAGGTTTACAGAACTTCAAATCATGCTTTGAATCAAACTCAAACTTCATTCGAGTATGAGCTCTACCTCTTTCTACAATGAGATGATAGTATTTTCCATAAACATTTTCAGTAAACCCAATGGATATAATCTCTCTACCATCATAAAGATCACCTACCCTCCATGGGCAGGTGTCGAGAGTACCATCAAAGACTGTACTATACTGTGTAGAATTTACATGTTCCTGTTGTCTAAGATCACTTGACTTTTTCAGTGCCATCTTCTTCTGGTTTCTTGAGTGTCATGGTAAGTGCTTCTATTGCACCTTCCAACCTTAACACTTGTTCTTTACGAGTGCCAAGTTGTTTTTCTAATTCAACGATTGTTGCTTTTTGTTCTTTCAATTGATCGGTGAAATCTTTCACCATTGTTTCAGCGTCCATACTAAGTACCTGTTGTTTTGAATTGAGCATTAAATCGGTCGTATGCCTGTTCTGGATACGCACCGTCTTTTCTCACATAATGCAGAAACACATTATGAAAGTAGTTATCTTTACCGCCTGGCATTTGGTTTCTGCCATGGTATATCTCTACACCATTATATAGCACCGCATCACCAGGCTTCAAAGTAAAGTTCTCCACACTACCATTATAATCAAAGTAGAGTGGCCACTCTTCTTCTAAATTAGATCCAATGTGTAAAGAAACACTTACTTCACATGAAGGTCTGTCTCTATGTTTGGGTAGTACACTCCCCTCATAGTAAAATCTATCAAAGTTATATGTTGGATATAGACGTTCCCCATAAACTTCTTGCAACATATTCTTTACACCCAACCATAACCTAGTATATTTTGGATGTCTATACCTAGAGTATGCAGTTTTGATATGAGGTTCTTCCTCAGTTATAGTTCCATACCTATCGTATCTAAACTGTCCAGTACCTTTTGGAGGTTCTTCAATGAAAGAATCAATAGGGAAGAAGTCTTCTATTAATTGTAATTGTGGAAGCATAATTAAAAATAGTTAAAGTTAATCACAACTCTGACCTGTTCATCTGTACAGGTACATCCTTGATGTTTTGTATTAGATGGGAACCAAATAACTCTTCCCATGTCACTCTTGGTACAAGATCCATCTTCCATTTGAGTATATCCATCACAAGTATTTACGTAGTACACTGCAGTTTTACTGTCTGGATAATCAAAGTCGGTATGCATTCCTGATGGTACAGCATGTTTAGAACCTAGTTTTAGATTAGCTTTGATTCTAATGATAGACCTAGCATCTATTTTTTCTAATATGGGTTTGAGTAGAGGGAAGTATTTACTGACTGGTTGATTGTCGGTATAGAACATATGAGTAAACTGAGCTTCCTCAGGAGGTAACTTTGTACCTTTCTTATCATCACTCCACACAGTAACTGGTTGGTAGTACCAAGGAAAATCCGCACTGAATAAAGTTTCGTATATTGGATCTGATTCATACGGATGAATACGTTCACTTCCAAGCAGCACCATTAAACCACCCCACTAAACTTCTTCTTGTACCTCTGACAATAGGTGTTACCCTATGTCTCAACCTACTGTCAAATACTATGACAGTTCCTTTTTTCTTAGGAGCAACCCATTTCTTTTGTTCTGCATCCATAAACTCTAATTCACCACCAACGTATTCACCAGGATCAGATAGTTGTACTGTAACAGAAAGTTTTCTATACCCAAGTTTATCATGATCAGTACCTTTATGATTGACAAATGCATCAACATGCCAATTATAATGCATACCTTTATCATAATAAGTATATTGAATCATACCATTGTCTATACCATAAGAAAGATCATATTGCCAATGTTCTCTATTAGCACCATAAACATAGTGACTTAACATACCTGCTACCCAATGGTTTTGAGGTATCCACATATTTCTACTATTCCTAAGTTTCTTTGGTACGTCCCCATTTGATACTTGGGATTCTATCATGTTCTCTTCATAGTTTTTTAATTCTGCAGTTAAACCTGTAATGACATAAGGTGCCAATGTAGATTCATACCAAACAAAATTATTACCAGACGGTTTAACTGTCATACTCCATCCATCCTGTCATAATATATTTTACTTGTGTGGGACTTACTTGTGATTTGTGATAATGTGTCCACCATGGTGGCCATATTACTATTGTACCACCTTTTGCTTGAAGTGTCACGTCTTGATGTAGAAACTCTGTTCCACCCTTATCAGTAACGTCATTTAGATATAACATCCATACCAATACTCTTTGAGAGTATTTTACGTTAGGTGATTCGCAGTGCCATACTTTATACCCCTCACCAGGTAAGAACCTTTGAAAATTAAATTTCTTTTCTAAACTCCATGGATCTATAGCATTGATACCTGCATACTCAATACCATGTTGTGACGAATACTTATTTTTATATTCAGACAAAGAAGTACCTAACCCACTAATTACTTCTTGTAGGTTAGGTCCCCAATCTTTCTGACCAAAGAAAGAATAGTCAATAGTTATCTCTGTATCCTGTTTGTGTTTAGGATTTTCACCACCACTAGTCACACCCTTAGCTTGTCTGTCTTTATTGACTTCAAAGAGTGTTATTAGATTTTTACAGGTTTGGGGTGATATTACGTTCTCGTATACTTCTATAAAATTCATACATCCTCAGATGCCCAACCACAGTTAGGGCAATCAACATCAATCCATTTTTTCTTTTCTTCATCCCATTGCCAATTCATTCCTTCTGGCATAGGTTTGGGAGCAACCCACTCCCATTTTTCTTTATCCAATTCCCACGAAGGGAATGGTTGTTGTCCGTAAAATATATTTGCAGCTTCATCATATAGAAGATTTTTAGATGGCATCCTAGTTTTTTTAGATGCTTGTATCCATCTCCCTGTTCCCATTGCTTGTGGAGACTGTGCAAAAATTGCCTGTAGTTTCTCTCTAGAATCACATGTAATTACATTCTTAACTAGACCATCTTCTACGTATGCAAAATAATTAAAGTCTTTGTTTTCGTATTCTCTATTCAATTTAATCCTATCCATAATTTACTTAACCCATGTAGTATACCCCTGAGCATTGTGGTTACCACTATTACTATACCATCCCTCAAAATATCCTTCACTAGATCCATGACCTAGATAACATCCATTTGAAGGGTCACCAGTATTACTAGCAACACCTACTCCACCAACTGTAGTCTGGTTGGAGTTAGCATTTAAGCTCACATCCATCTGCACCCCATCAAGACAGAAATATCCTGCAGATGAACTTAACTCTCCAGTAACTGATACTTGAGATCTAGGACAAACATCATCAGTTCTTCTTTGACTTCCTGAAGTAAATAGTAACCATTGAACATCGACATATGTACCCCAGTTAGACCAACTGTAAGTATTGTTAGTAGAATCACGTCCAAATCCAACAACTCGTACAGACTGGAAGTTTAGACTATCTATCATTGCACCCATAATATAATCTTCATCTGGACTAGGAGTTCCTAAAGCACCTTGAGTACCATTCCTACTTAGAGTGTATGCTAAGTTATTTCTACTTGTACTTTGAGGTATAGTAGAAGAACCAGCATCGTTAGATGCAACAAGCATCCATCCACCACCACTCATCCAACAATAAACCTGTTGTGCTGAACCAGTATATCCTGCAGGTTTAATCCAATATAGTCCATCTCCTGCACTAGCATTAACAGATAATACATGAGCAGCATTCTGTGCGGGATTACCAGATGACTGTCCAACAGTAGCATCTCCTGTGGAAACTGGATATCTAATTATAACAACACCGTTACCACCTCTACCAGCTTGTCTTTGTGGATAGCCAGCACCGCCACCTCCTCCACCATATCCATTACCACCATTACCTACGATATTAGAAGCAGCATATCCACCACCACCTAATCCACCAGGATTAATACTCGCATTAGGGTTATCGCAGTTTGCACCAGAACCACCGCCACCATACCATTTTTGAATTCCGTCAATATCAAATAATTTTCCGTCACCGCCATAACCACCTACAGGTGCAGTACCATCTTGTCCTTGTTGACCAATTCCACCACCAGCTCCTCCACCCCAGTCAGGAGAAGAGTTGTTAGCAGCACCACCACCAAATCCAAATCCACCACTAGTAGACGTTGGTTGAAGTCCAGTTGATCTTGGTCCTGAATATGGGTGAGATCCACCTCCTCCACATCCACCGTTGTTTCCACGTCCACCGTCAACACCACCGCCAGCAGCACCACCGCCACCACCTAGACCAATATATCCAAAGAAAGAACTATCTCCTCCATCATCTCCTTTTCTATCTGTATTATAATATCCTTGACCACCCGCACCAATAACTACTGGGAATGTTCCTTTGTATGGAGTAATTCCTGATTTGAATACACAACCACCTGCTCCACCGCCACCATTACTACAGTTACCATCAGAACAACCTCCTCCACCACCGCCACCGATGATCATGAAGTCCATTTTTGCAGCACCATCAGCGTCTGTTACTTGGAATGTTCCTGAGTTTAAAAATTTATGTACTCTAAAATTACCAGTATCATATACCTCATCTCCACCACTAGCAGTCATAGATGCATCTGTTAGTTTCTGCCACCTCTCTCCATTATAAACTTTGACAACACCATCGGTAGTATCAAATGCTAAAAAACCAGCATTGATTCCCGTGCTTGGAAGATTGGCAGTAGTAAAACTTGGAAGTTGTACTCCTGTTGTGGCGTTTAATTTTCCTACATTAAGTTCTGACATTATTAATCATAAGGATATAAAGTAGAGTCCTTGCCCTCTGAGTATTTAGCAATGACACTGTGGATAGATTTATAAAAAATACCATCCTTACCAGGAATGGTACCATTATGCATATCTTGCCAAAGATAATACATTAGTCTATCTTTGGGTGGTATTAATCTTCTTAGTTCTTGTTGCTCTTTGAGTCTTTCCCATTCTATATTTGCATTCTCAAAGAAATCTTTTTCTTCTTCCTCAGTTATTTGTAATGAATCATTGTCAGGATGTGTTTGACCATTCTCATCCATAAAAATAATTCTGTCGTCAATATCAGTCCACCAACCAAGACCAGGTCTTAGATAAGCAACAGCATCCGCAAGAGTTGGCGGTACGGGTGGTCTTTCCTCATTCAAGTATTTCATAATTACCTCAAAAATTAATTAACTAGGAGCAAACTCCTGTATGTAGAAGTCGCTAACATTCATATAACCAGGATAGTTGTGATACATTTCAATACCCCAATGTCCCATCATAATATTTGCACTGACATTAACACCAGCTGCAAGTCCTGGTGCTACAACGTGCATTCTACCTATACTAAAACAACCAACATGGTCACTATCTCCATGACCACCACGTTGCCAAGTATCTCCACTACTTCCGTTCGTGCCCCCGTACATCGTTCCATTAAATTTAAAACATGCGTTGACCCCATCACCTCCACCAGGATTAGTAATGTAAACTTGAGGATCACATGATAGTAGATAAACTCCACCACTTACACTTGTAGTAAAATCAATCTGACTGGCAGGAACGTCGTAATAATTCCTACTTGAACCATTGGACAAGTAAAGCTGATCTCCAGATCTATTTGAATAAGAATCTGCGGTATTGGATTTACCAGAATTACCCCATTTCTTTGCGTATGTTCTTAATAATCTTCCTGTACTAGCCATTAGATGTTCCTACTATATTCTGAAGCAATCCAAATCATTGGTGCTTTATATGATGTTGAGTAATTAACAGTTGCCCCAGTAGTACTCCACGCACCAAAGTATGCTGAAATTGTGATACTCGCACCAGCTGCTAATCCATGGTCTATATTGTGGGTTCTTTTGGTATTGAAACTTCTGTAAGAATCACCACCATTACCATTTCGAGACCATCCATTACCATTACTACTAGATCCTCTTCCTAGTAAATTATCATTCCACTTAATACAACCATCACATCCACTACCAGAACTACCCATCCATCCTTGGTGATACATTTCTACAATGAGTAATGATCCAGTCTCTAGAATCGTAAAGGTTTTAGATGTATTAGGAATCTCAACATAGTTATATGCTGATTGACCAGTTGGAGACTGCCAAAGGTTTGATTGTTTAACAACTACCTGAAGACATCTTCCAGCTCCTGCAAATACATGACCTGCCATTAACCTGCCCCCACTATTTCCTTTATAACAAAGGTAGATGATGGATTGTAACTAGGATAGTTAAAGTAATGGTTACCACTACCACTCCAATGTCCACATTTCACATAAGCAGTCACTGATGCTCCAGATGCTAAGTTAGGTTGCACCAACCACATCTTCTTTAGGTTAAATGAACCTGAACTTATACCACTATGAACAGCACCCATCCAAGTGTCTCCATTACCAGTGTTCTGACCTGCATACATTGTACCATTAAAGTTAAATGCTATATTAACTCCAGAACCAGTTCCAGCTTGATACCCACATTGATCTGCATACAATAAAAATGATGTACCAGCTGCCTTTGTAGTAAAGGTAATTTCTGAACTAGGATGGTCTACGTAGTTTTGATTACCAGCACTACTGGTGTTTAAAGAACCACCATATATTTTATAGTGCATAGCAAGTACTTGACTTTCCGCAGAAATAGTAGTTTGAAATGCTAACCAATTAGTTCCATCATAATATTCTAAGATCTTTGTTTCAGTATTCATCCGAATACTTCCCATCATAGGAGAAGCTTCCCTCTGAGAAGTGTCTCCACTAGGAGGCACCAGTCCAGTATTGGACGAGGAGAAATCAGGCTTTACATTACCTGACAACTGGAGAGATCCAGTTTCAGATACTGAAGATATTTGATCTACTTTAAGCTTACTCATTTATAATGTTTGTAGATACAGTTTTATTTATATAGTTTCAGCAGGTGGGTATTTAGTTTTTACCTCACCTCTTCGTTTAACAAGTTCGTCCCATTCCTTAGAATCACCATCAACCTCTTTTTGAACAAGAGCAATAATCCATTCTTCTGGAGTTGGATATTCTCCTTGTCTAGATTTTTGGTGGTCGTACCCTAAATGAGCTGCATCATCTTCAATCATTTTTCCTTCACAGATATATTAAAAGCTATGCTTATTCTTTCCTTATCAGTTTTATTACAATCTGTTCGATGTTGCAACCAAGAAGGAAACATAACTAGTTTTCCCTTTTGTATTTGAACTGGGAGTTCTCCTCCACAAGTGTAAATATTTTCTGGGAATTGTCCATACTGTATATATGGGATTGGATTATAAAGAACTAAATTACCTTCATCACCATCACATTGGTGATAATATGTGCCAGAAATAATAGATCTTGGATGTGTATGGGCAGCCTGATAACAACCTTTCCCATCAATATTGATCCATGATTCATCAACCACAGCTTCATAGTCAGTATCAGGTTTGATAAAAGACCATCTACTCTCGGAAACATATCGAGACGCACAGTGTTCGATATATTTTTTGAGAAATAAATCATAAAATTCTAAGAAATTTGGTTTCTCGTATGGTGACATAAACCCACCATCAAGTAATCCAGTTGGTTGGGGTTGAGTTTCTCTTTCCATACCACCTAGTATTCTTGATATGAATCTATGGTTATCTTTACGTGCTGATGATATTGCTTTTTCTATCTCATCATAAAACAAATCATACTTCTCGTTTACCTCCATGAATAGAGGTAACGAAAAATAATTTTCAATCATACTTAAATTCCTGCGTTGAACAGTGCGGATACGTCTCCTGCATTTTTGGCAGTGTTATTCCAGACTGCAAATTTTCTAAATCTACCATTATTGATAGCGTAACTTCCAAAGTATTGTCCACTCCAAGAACCTAGTGACCATGACCCTTGATGGTTTACGAAACTTCTATAGAAACTTGAGTTACCTATTAGTGATCCGTCCCTATACAGTTTCGCTGTACTTCCATCATTTACAAAACAATAATGTTTCCAATCAGTGTGGTTAAATCTATATCCACTTGTTCCGCTATATGGGTTATTATATCCGTCACCATTATTATTATAGATGTTATTGTTTCCATTACCATCCCAGATGTCTACGTTATACTGAGTGTCTCCAGAATCATTTGCCTTTGAAAAAAGCATACCATTATCACTAGTACTAGCACTTCTAAACCATAGAGAGATAGTATGACTAGTGCCAGGATTACCAGAACCAAAAACTTTTGTTTGAGATCCACTTCCATTATTTTTTAATACTGTTAAAGTTGAGTTAGCTTCATCTGTACCAAACGAACCATAGTTAACTGTGTTAACAGTTGCACTTCCTGAAAGAGTACCATTAATATAAATCTTGTTATCTTCTAGTGGAGCATATACCGTTGCATCATTATAAACACCAGTAGCAGCAGTGGCACCAACAGATACCCATTCAGTACCGTTGTATATCTCTACATAATTTTTATCAGATGCAAAGTTATATCCCATGTCACCTGCAACAGGACTTGATGGTCTACCTGCATCTACCCATGTAGGTAGTTTTAGTGAACCATTCATTTCAACTCTACCATCAGCAGTAAAGTTACCAACAGTATTCAATGAATGTCCAGTAGGTACTCTGATTACATTACTATATGCAGAAATTCCTTGTAGATCGTGAATGTTTAATGTACTCATAACTTATACAATACTCCAATTACCACCAGCGTTGATAGTTACTGTTACACCGTTATTTATAGTGATAGGACCAGCTGACATACAGTTGTCTGTACCAGCTACAATGATACTTTCACTAACTTCTTGACGGTTACGTTTGAATATTCCGTAACTATCAATCCATTGTTTGTCACCTGATGCTCTTAGAACTGTACTCTTCTGACCACTTGATAATGCTTCAGATGCATTTAAGTTAATACCATTTAACTGGTTAACTTGTAAACCATATGTTGATTGTGTTGTATCAGTACCCTCATAGAATGTCCAACAACCATTATCATTAAGTGATCCAATACCACTGTTTCCATCATTTCTAAAGAAGAAGTCAGAACCTGTTCTAAAGTAAGTATGACTATTTGAAGTGAAGGAGAATCTTGGTTGACCTTCAGCAGAATTCAACCATACGTTAGTAGATGATCCGAAGTATGGAAGACCTAGTGCTGAATAACCTTGAAGTTGAGCAGCGTTTAAGTTAGTACATTCTGTAGTTGATGTTACTGTAATAGGTGCAGTACCAGTTGCAACTGTAGATACAAGTTGATTGCTAGTTCTTATATTACCTGCAACGTCTAGTTTTGCACCAGACACTGCTCCAGAAGTTCCGATTCCAACATTACCTGCATGTGAAATCCTCATTGATTCAAAGAAGTCACCAGGACCATCGGTTCCTCGTGTATAGAATACAAGTCCTAGGTAATCACTATCGGTGTTCTCACAAACACCAGAAATCATTGCACGTCTACGAGATCCAACATTCCATACCATAGAACCTAAAGTATGTCCTATAGTAAATGCAGTATCAACTTGAAGAACAATTGATTCATTGCCAGTCATTGCTAAACCAGCTGATCCATCACCATCACTTGTATTACCACCTTCGGCAATGTGTAAGTTTGCTAGTGGGTTACTAACTCCAACACCTAAACGATTACTACGGAAGTATACACTACCATACTCTAAGTAGGTTCCAGTATATCCAAAGTATTTGGTATCATTACCAAATCTTATATAACCTTGAGATGAATCATTTTTACTAATGATTGATAATGTATGTGTAGCAGATTTACCAAGAGTAATACCATTACCATCGGCAAGATCAAGAATAGAAGTACCTGTGTTTGCAAACGTACCTTGGTCAGCAGTTAAGTCAGCAACTGTCAAGTTACCTGATGCATCTCTACGTGCAATTGTATTTGCAGTAGCAGCTGTTGCTTGTACAAATCCATCTAAGTAATGAGCGTCTAGCTGAGATGATGAACCATCGTTACCTGCGTGCCATACTGTATTACCATTTACAGTTAAGTCACCTGCATTAAATCTTAGAGTACCATTTCCATCATTAGCATTACCACCAGAAACGATCATTTGAACATCGTAATTTGGTGAAAGACCACTAGAACGGAAATCTACAGATGGAGTTGTAGATACTGCTGCTTTACCAATTTGTAATTTAGCACCTGCAGCTGAATCTCTCATACCAATCAGTGTGCTAGAACCACTTGATATTGGATTAGATGATGATACAGTCCACTTAGTACCTGGATTAGGACCGAAGACGTATATGTTTGCATTGGTATTGCTACCAACAAAGTTTATTGTACCTGTTACTAATGAATAGATTTCGCCAGTTGTATGAGTTCCCTCAACAACACCATTAGAATCAACTACAATTGAACCGATGTTATTTGTTGCACCAACATCTGAGTAGATAGTAAATGTTCCACCGTTAGTAATATTACCACCAGCACCAGTAGCACAATGGAAGTTAGGAATGTAAAGTGTATATTTTAAACCACTATCATTAACATAGAAGTTCTCAAATACCATCTTGTTCTGACCAAGAACTTCTGGTAAGAACATATCACCAATTGGATGATTAAGTCCTGCACGAGTGTCACCTACGTTATAACCAGACTGATACCATAGTCCTTGTGAACCATCTAATTTATCAGCGTCTAATCCACTTGAAGCACCATCGTTATATCCAGACCAGATCTTATTCCAGTTACCATATACAGCATTACCACCAGAGTTACCTCTAATCCAAAGGTTATCATTATCTGTAAATGCAAGTTGTATTGCAGCAGTACCAGTTGCTTCACGTCTGTAGGTCATGATACCGTGTGTGGTACCACCATCTGTTAGACCAGTAGCAGAATTATTTCTTAGTGCAGCAGCAATACCATCTGTTGCCTGTGCGGGAGATGGGTTTGATGTAAGTGAAGCAGTCTCGTTAAATATTCTGTTTGCTTTGTCAGCAGTACCAGATATGGATATTGCATATGTTTGGTTTAACAGTCTTGCTGGATCTAATGAACCAGATGTTAGGTTACTTGCATTCGTATAGAAATCACCACCGTTACCATCTAGTTCATCAGCGTTAAGTTTTGAACCTGGTCCTTGGTCAATTCTTACTTGTCCATCATTATCAATTATGAAACCACCTTCATCTTGGTTACCGATTGCTTGGTTAGCAACGTCTTTTCTAAATCTGAATACACCGTAGTTACCATAAGTGGTAGCAGCTGGAGTTAAGTTATCACCCTTCTTGATGTCAACTTCAATGTTACCAAATGCACGGTTAATAGAACCTTTAACAGCAGTCAATACAGCAGAACTACCACCACCAAGTTCAGATGGAATTGTAATACTAAATCCAGCATTATATCCTGTACCAGAGTCAGTTACCTGAGCAGATGTAATTGCACCACCAGATACAATATAAGTTGCCCTTGCAACACCTGCATCAGTGATGCTGACATTACCACCTTCAAGTGGTATGTTCTGGTAAGTACCATTTGTATATCCAGTACCTGCATTGGTGATTGTAATACTGTCAATATATGTACTGTCAGTTAGAGATCCACCAATAACAATAGCATCCTGAGTAGTAGGTCTGATTGACTGTAGTGCATACTCCCATGATGAATCACCACGTAAGAATGTGAATGAGTTTGCAGTTCCCTTACTTGCTAGTCTTTCTGGGTCAATTGTACCTGCAACAATGTTAGAAGCATCAATGTTTGTTGATGTTAACTGTGTCCAGTTAGCAGCATTAGATGCAGATGTATTGATAACTCTAGAAAGGTCAATAATTCTCTTTCTAGAAACGTTACCAGTTGTTGTAGCAGAGGATGCTGAAGTAACTGTATATTGGTTAGCGTTAACCAAAGATATAGTATAGAAACCATCGTTAGCACTACCACTAGTAAAGTCTAAGTATGCTAGAGATGCGTTAGAAAGATTGTGACTATTTTCATTAATAGTAATGGTAGTGCCACTCTGAGAATACGTACCTGTACCCTCGTTAGCATTTGCTCCATCAAGTATGAAATCACCTGCATCAAACTTAATGTTGTTAGCAATGTTAATGTTAACTCTACCCTCAATCTGTGCAGAAATAACTGCATTGTTAGCAGAACCACTAGGAGATGTTAATACCTGTACTACTGGTTGTGTGAAATATCCAGAACCAGGATTGGTTATAGTAACCTTAGTTACAACACCACTTACAACATTTGCTGTAGCAGCTGCTTGAGTACCCGATCCACCAGGTGCTGCAATCGTTAATGCAAAATCTCCACTATATCCACTACCACCATCACTGATAACAAAGTTGAATATTTGACCATCGTTATAAGATTGAACAGTACCACGAGCAGTTGTAGAACTACCAACTAAGATAGAACCATTAGTGAATGAGTAATTACTATTAGGTGTAAATGCTAAGAATTGAGATTCTAAATCATTCTCTAAGATATAAGAGATTGCAGTACCATCAGTTGTGAATGTATGTGTACCAGTACCTTGACCGCTTAAAGTTATCTCTTGATTGTTACTTGCATTAGATGCTGTCGTTGCAAGTTTAATTGTGTTGTCATCAACCTTGATAACAAAGTACTTGGTGTTAGTCGCTAGACCACCAATTGCAGTAGTACCCTCAGTATATGTTAATCCATCACCAGTGTTTGCACCATGAGAAGGAATGGTGATTGTATCAGCACCTGTATTAACAGAACCTGGTGCAACGCTAAATGATGTTGCAGTTGTTTCAATTGCGATATCACCTGCACTTGCGTCTTCAATAGCAAGTCGTTCTGCTTGAGATGTAACAGATGTAATATTGAACGGACGTAAAGCAGGTATCTGATCAATGTTAATCTTACCAGAAGATGTTAACTGAACAAGAGCAGATGGAACTGCGTTTGTAGAATATGGTTGGTTTA